GTGTATCTCACCTGATCGTTGACCTACGTAAAGAAGGTACTAACTGGATCGGTAAAGCAAAGATTTTAGAAACTCCAATGGGTCAAATTGCTAGAGGTCTTCTAGATGGTGGCGCAAACCTTGGTGTTTCTTCAAGAGCCATGGGTTCTCTCAAGATGAGTAATGAGGGAATCAATATTGTTCAAGATGACTTTATGTTGTCTACTGCTGCTGATATCGTAGCTGACCCATCTGCGCCAGATGCGTTTGTCCGTGGTATCATGGAGAACAAAGAATGGATTTTTGTTGATGGAAAGTTTGTGGAACAACAAATCGAAGAGGTAAGATCTTTCGTTAAGAAAACTTCTTCTAGAAATCTAGAGGAAGCAAAGATTCAGGCTTTCCAACACTTTCTGAGTAAAATCAGATAAATAATAAATAACTAACAGAACTATCCAGTTACAGGAGAAAACGATGTCAATCGAACAAAAAATCGCTACAATCTTAGCAGAGTCTAAGAAATTGAATGAAGCCAAACTAGGTGGAGCAGAAACAGGCGCTAAAGATGTTACTGCTGGCGCACATGCTGGTGATCAAACACCTATCCGTGATGCGGTACTAAATGTACCAAACGGTGGTGAGACACCAAACCCAGACAGCGCACGTAATAACGTAGACAATGAAAAGCAAGCAGAAACTGTTTCTGGTGGCAAGAAAACTACGACTACTTCTGTCAAAGGCGTTAAAGAAGATATAGATGCACTTATGAATGGTGAAGATCTTTCTGAAGACTTCCGTGCTAAAGCAGAAACCATTTTTGAAGCTGCAGTAATGACACGTGTTAACGAAGAAGTTGCACGTATCGAAGAAGAATTCGAAGCTAAACTTGCTGAGCAAGTTGAGCAGAATACACAGGGAATTGTTGAACAAGTTGATGGATACCTCGGTTATATTGCCGAGCAGTGGATTGCACAGAATGAAATCGCCCTTGAGCGTGGTATGAAGTCTGAAATCATGGAGAGTTTTATCCTTGGTATGAAAGACCTATTCGAAGAGCACTATGTTGAAATCCCAGAAGAGCGTTTCGATGTTCTTGGTGAGATGGAAATCAAAGTTGCTGAACTCGAAGCAAAATTGAATGAGCAAGTTGAAGCTAATATCGGTCTTACAAAAGATCTATCTGAAGCTAAACAAGCTGAGTTGGTTAAGTCCATCTCTGAAGGTTTGACTGATACTGAATCTGAGAAATTCTTGGGTCTAGTTGAAGAACTATCTTTTGAAGATGCAGCGTCTTTTGAACAAAAGCTAAAGACTATTCGTGAAAACTACTTCACTACTAAAACAATCGCAGAGCAATCTGTAGTTACTGATGCACCAGTAGAAATGTTGTCTGAAACAGTTGTTGCTAAAGCAATTGATCCAGCAATGTCTGCTTACTTGTCAGTTCTCAACAAATAAATCTAAGGAAAATAAAATGACAACACGTCAACAATTAATGGAAAAATGGGCACCAGTATTGAACCATGAAGGTTCTGTGCCATTCAAAGACAACTACCGTAAGGAAGTTACTGCTGTTCTTTTGGAAAACCAAGAACGTGAAATGCAAAAGCAAGCGGAAGCCTTGTTCGAAGGTTCTCCAACTAACGGCACTGGTGGCCAAATCGGTACTGTTGGTGGCGGTGCTACTGGTGGTGTTGCTGGTTTTGACCCAGTATTGATCTCTTTGGTTCGCCGTGCAATGCCACAATTGATCGCTTATGACGTTGCTGGTGTACAACCAATGACTCAACCAACTGGCTTGATCTTCGCTATGAAGTCTCGCTACACTAACCAAAACGGTACAGAAGCGTTGTTCAACGAAGCTGACTCTGGTTTCACTGGTGACGGCACTTCTGCTGGTGCAGGTTCTGTACTAGGCGGTTCTGATGCAGTTGGTCGTGGTATTTCTACTGTGGCAGCTGAGCGTTTGGGTCAAGGCGGTTCTGGTGACGGTTCTTTCGCACAAATGGCATTCTCTATCGAGAAGGCTTCTGTGGTTGCTAAGACTCGTGCCTTGAAAGCTGAATACTCTATCGAGTTGGCTCAAGACTTGAAGTCTGTGCATGGTTTAGATGCTGAAGGTGAGTTGTCTAACATCTTGTCTACAGAAATCTTGGCTGAAATCAACCGTGAAGTTATCCGTACAATCTACAACACTTCTAAAGTTGGTGCTGCTGTTGGTACTGCTACTGCTGGTACTTTCGACTTGGACGTTGACTCTAACGGTCGCTGGTCTGTTGAAAAGTTCAAAGGTCTAATGTTCCAAATCGAACGTGAAGCCAACGCTATCGGTCAACAAACACGTCGTGGACGTGGTAACATCATCATCACTTCTGCTGACGTTGCGTCTGCTCTAGCGATGGCTGGTGTTCTTGATTACCAATCTGGTATCACTGGTAAGAACGCATTGACTGTAGATGACACTTCTACTACTTTCGCTGGTGTTCTAAACGGTAAGTACAAAGTTTATGTTGACCCATATACTTCTAACGTTTCTAACAGCCAATTCTTCGTTGTTGGTTACAAAGGCGCTTCTGCTTTTGACGCTGGTTTGTTCTACTGCCCATACGTTCCATTGCAAATGGTTCGTGCTGTTGATCCAAACAGCTTCCAACCAAAGATTGGTTTCAAGACTCGTTACGGTCTAGTTGCTAACCCATTCGTTAACTTGGATGACGGCACTTCTGGTCAAGACAACTTGACTGCGAACGCAAACTACTACTACCGCAAAGTTAAAGTTACTAACCTTCTGTAATAGGTTAAGAAACCTACGTAAGATAGGTATTTCAAAGGGAGCTTCGGCTCCCTTTTTTCATTCCTAAATAATTATATGACTACATCTATTCCATCTCAGCTTAATCCGTTATCACCTAACGGGTTTCAGTTTTCTGTTCAGAAACTACCTGACATTACATTTTTCTGTCAGCAAGTTAATCTTCCAGGGATAAATCTTGGAGAGCCTACGTTCTCGACACCATTTTCTACACAACCAGTTCCAGGTGATACATTACAATATGATCCATTGACTCTGCAGTTTCTTGTTGATGAGAACATGACTAACTACAAAGTGTTGTATAACTGGATTATTGCTCTTGGGTTCCCAGAGAGTTACGAACAGTATATCGGACATAATGCACAAGACACAACAGGGTATAGCGAATTAGCTAAGAACTATTCAGACGCTACGCTACAAATCCTAGATAGTAACAACCAAGTGGTTCAGACGATTCAGTTCTACGATGTGTTTCCAACTACCATCGACTCTGTAATGTTTGCTTCTACTAATGATGATGTCCAATACGTTACAGGCAATGTAACCTTTAAATTTGGATGGTATAAGTTATTATAATTGAATAAATCATTGGCTACACAAAGCCAATTTACAACATGGAGTTATTATGAATATTGAGCAGATTCAAGATATGTGGGATGTCGATTGTGAGATCGACAACAACTACCTCGGTGAGACTACCACCGCTACACCAAAGCTACACGCTAAGTACGTCAAACTTCTAGTCAATGTGAAACTGAAGCATACAAAGCTCAGTTCTGACTACAACATCTTACGCAAAAACAAATTCAAATACTATCGGGGCGAAATGTCACGAGAAGAACTCACTGACCTTAATTGGAATCAGTGGCAAGGCGTAAAACCAATCAAGAACGAGATGGATGAATTCTTGAAAGGTGATAACGATCTAAACACAATGACAGTTAAGATCCAATATCTCGAAACAATGGTTTATATGCTGGAGTCTATCCTTGGGCAAATTAAAGCTAGAGACTGGCAGATTAAGACTGCCGTTGAATGGAAGAAATTCCTAGCAGGAATGTAATGATTAAAATTGAAAAACTCGATGAGGTTTATGTAAGAGTCTTTTCTGATGCCAGCATCGAACAAGAACTAGCAGACTTCTTTACCTACGAATATCCAGGTGCCAAGTTCACTCCACAATACAGAGCACGTTTGTGGGACGGTAAGGTGCGGATGTATGACCAGATTAGAAAGACATTGTACGTCGGTCTAGTTTCATACGTTGAGGAATTTGCTGTTCGTAACGGATATCAAGTAGAGTACGTTACTCCAGTAATGGTGCGCAACGGTATCACAGCAGAACAAGTAGAGGCTTACGCTAAATCGTTAAAGCCCATGGGTCGTGGACAACCTATCGAGATTCGAGACTATCAAGTAGAAGCAGTAAAGACTGCTCTCGATCAAGAGCGCACGCTGCTATTATCTCCGACTGCCTCTGGAAAGTCATTTATCATTTACACGACATTAAGATACCACGTTGCAAATAAACGTAAGTGTATCATTATCGTTCCAACGACATCTCTTGTTGAGCAGTTGTATGCTGATTTCCAAGACTACTCATCTGCAAATGGATGGGACGTGGATCGTCACTGTCAGAAATTGTATAGTGGTTTCACTAAAGAATTACACTCTAATGTTCTTATCACTACTTGGCAGTCTGTATACCTACAACCGAAGTCTTGGTTCGCTCAGTTCGATGTAATCTTTGGTGATGAAGCACACCAATTCAAAGCAAAGTCTTTAACAACAGTTATGGAAAAGATGGATAAGATTCGTTATCGTGTTGGTACTACTGGTACGCTAGATAACAAAAAGGTTCATCGCTTAGTTCTTGAAGGTATGTTTGGTCCAGTGCATAGAGTTACCACTACCAAAGCATTGATGGATTCTAACAAACTTGCTACACTAAACATCACATGTATCTTATTGAAGTACAATGATGAGGTTCGCAAAGCAAGAAAGAATAACACTTACCAAGAAGAGATGGACTTTATTGTTGGACAAGAGCAACGCAATAAATTCATTCGTAATCTTGCTATCAAGTCTGGTGGAAACACTCTTGTATTGTTCCAGTATGTTGAGAAACACGGTAAGATTCTTTTAGATCTTATCAAAAACAAAGCCCACGATACAAGAAAGATTTTCTTTGTTTACGGTGGTACTGATACTGCAGATCGAGAAGCGATCCGTCACATTTGCGAAGGTGAAGAAGATGCTATTATCATTGCTTCGTATGGAACTTTCTCTACTGGTATTAACATTCCTTCGATTGAGAATGTAATCTTTGCATCACCATCCAAGTCTAAGATTCGTAACTTACAATCTATCGGACGTGGGTTACGATTGAAGAGTGGTAAAACGCATTGTAATCTCTATGACCTCGCTGACGACTTGCATTGGAAGTCTTGGAAGAATCATACTCTGGGACATGCAGCAGAACGTTACAAAACGTATGCTGAAGAAGAATTTAAATTGAAAGTCGTTGAGGTAGAACTATGCTAACTGGAAAAGAAGTTTTCGTTGTAGTCAAGTTTATTAGCGGAGAACAGGTACTGTCTGCCTTGCAAGAAGAAGACGATACGTATATTGAACTGTTGCATCCGATGGTCGTGAAAACGATACCGAACATTGCGACAGGAAAAGAACATGTGACAGCTGCTCCATTCTGCCAGTTTTCGAGAGATGATTCTTACCTAATAGATAAGAAGAACGTGATGTTCATCAAGTCGATGCATTCAACGTTCGTTCCTCATTATATGAGAATTGTGGAAGAGCACAATGACATTTCTCTTGCAGAAGAGCCAGATGAAGACACAAAGAGAAAGATTGAGCAACTCGTCGAGATCTTTGGAGATGCATTGGATGACGATACGTCACCAGCAGAGGGAGATGGAGAAGGTATCTACGTAGAAGGAAACGATACTAGACACTAAGTAAGTTACTCTATTCAGCATCAACCCTAACACAGTGAATTATGCCCTAAGTCAACTAAATAAGCAAATCTAAATTGCAATACAGATAAACTTGTCTTGCATTGGTTGCAGAGGTATACTTACTCTTGCTTTGTTAATCAAAGGAAAATATCATGTATGGCACATTACGTAAATAACGCTGACTTCTTAGTGGCGATCTCTGAGTATAGAACAAAAGTTCTTGCTGCTAAAGAAAATGGAACACCTCTCCCACAGGTTAGTAACTACATCGGCGAATGCATTTTAAAGATTGCCAACCATCTCTCTTACAAACCGAACTTCATCAACTACTCTTATCGTGAGGAGATGATTTCGGATGGTATTGAGAACTGTCTTCAATATATCAACAACTTCGATCCGTCCAAGTCAAACAACCCCTTTGCTTACTTCACTCAAATCATTTACTATGCATTCTTGCGTAGAATCGCTAAAGAAAAGAAGCAGTCATACATTAAGGGTAAGTTGATTCAGGACATGCCGTTCGAAGCATTTGAGTTACAAGATCAAGATGATGGTGGTGAGTTTCATAATGCATACCTAGACTTTATGCAGAACAACCATACGTTTGATGATTCCTTCATTACAAAGAAGGCTGCAAAAGCTAAAAAGAAGCAAACCAATCTAGATGATTTTATAGGTGAAGTAGATGATTACCAAGGCGATACAAGCCCCAGCGATAGCGAGTCCGAGTGAAGTAAGTTCATTCCTTAATCGGATTCGATCTGGATATGCTGGTGGGCGACCACGTACTGTAAGACGCAACCGTGTCAAAGCTGCTGCTGGTTCTAAGCGAACGTTGAAGGGTTACACGTTCGATCATTATGATGACATGACAAATTTGAAAGAGTTTATGAGTAACAGTGATAATAAAGTTTTCATGGGTGTTTCTGATTTCAGTGATCTAATCACTACTGAGATCCTACAGAAACGTGTATCTGCAAACAAACAGACACTACATCGTGAGACTACCGTATTGGCTAACCGCAAGGCTTGGGCTGATTGGTCTGAAGAAGAATTCGAAGGTTGTCTCTTTGTGCAAGGTTCTGCTTCTTCTGGTTTCATCATTGAAGAAGAAGACATGAACTATGTCACATACTCTGTGAATAGCAACTCAACAACTGTTCGTGCTTTTGGTGACGAAGTATTTGTTGAATACATCATGGATTTGGTAACGGGTAAGTTCGACATTGTAACTTCTTACATCGAATGGATCTACTCTGGTGACGGCAACTCCGTCAACGTCCCACTCAATCGTGATCGTCTTCCAGTTGACGAGATGTACCCATTCCTCAAGGGTGAATCTCTTGGCGACTACTACGATCGTTTCATGGCATCTTCTGCCAACATCTTACTCCTGATTGGTCCGCCTGGAACTGGCAAGACTACATTCATCCGTGGCCTGTTGTCACACACCGAATCATCTGCCATGGTTACATACGATGCAGCTATCCTTGAGAAAGATTATCTCTTTGCACGCTTCATCGAAGACGACACAAGTGTTATGGTGTTGGAAGACTCTGACGCATTCTTGAAGAGCCGTTCAGATGGCAACACAATGATGCATCGCTTCTTGAACGTTGGTGACGGTCTTGTTACCACTAAAGGTAAGAAGATGATCTTCTCTACCAACTTGCCATCTATCCGTGACATTGACTCTGCTTTGGTTCGTCCAGGTCGTTGCTTTGACATCGTTACATTCGATCAGTTGAACCAATCAGAAGCACAAGCACTGGCTGATAAGTTGAATGTTGAGTTGTCTGGTGACAAGCAAACATACAGCATCGCTGAAGTCTTCAACCAACAATCTGACAACACTAAGAAGTCGGCTTCTGCTCGAAAGGTAGGTTTCATTTGATTGATAAAGAATGGTTAGATAAAATTGCTCTTGGAGCAAAGGTGTATAACGAAACCCGTGCACATCGTGATTTCCAAGCAGACGAAGTAAATAAATTTGTTGATTGGATGCACCAGCAATATGGTGTAGTTGCTCCAAATATTCGAGAGGACAAACGTGTATAAAGTAACTTACTACGCTAATTTTAGCAACAAGGTTGTGAATAAGGATTTTAAGGATCTTCATGAAGCTACTGAATTTTGCAATTCATTACCATTGAATATGGTTCTTGAAGTGAAACTCTACCCAGATGTAGTTGTTAAGAAAGAAGATCGCACATGAAGGTGGCGATTATCACAGACCAGCACTTTGGTGCTCGTAATGATAGTGTTGCTTTCTTAGACTTCTTTCAGAAATTTTATGACGACACATTCTTTCCTACTATTGATGCTAATGGTATTAACACCGTTCTTATTCTCGGTGATACTTTTGATCGACGCAAGTACGTCAACTTCTATGCTCTCGACAGAGCGAAGAAAATGTTTTTTGACAAACTTGAATCTCGTGGTATTACTGTTCATATGTTGGCTGGTAACCACGATACGTATTTTAAGAATACAAACGATGTAAACTCTCCAGACTTACTTCTGCGAGAATATGGAAACATTATTGTTATCGATTCACCTGAGACTATCGTTATCGATGGCACTCCCGTCTGTATGATGCCGTGGATCTGTCCTGAGAATTATCAAGAGTCACTTGATATGATTCAAAACACCAAAGCTGACATTTGTATGGGTCACTTTGAAATCGCTGGCTTTGCAATGTACAGAGGAATGGAATCCCATGATGGACTTTCTAAAGAAACTTTTGATAAATTCGATCTGGTTTTTAGTGGTCACTATCACCATCGCTCTTCTGACAAGCACATTCATTATCTCGGAAATCCGTACGAACTCACGTGGCAGGACTATAACGATCCCAGAGGGTTCCACCTGTTTGACACAAACACAAGAAACCTTGAATTCGTATACAATCCTAATCGAATGTTCGAAAGACTCGAGTACAATGACAAAGAAGTCGAGCCTATCGACTTAGATACACTCGATCTAAAGAACATGTATGTAAAACTAATTGTTCTAAACAAAACCGACTACTACAAATTTGACAAGTTCATTGCCAAGCTGTATAATAAAGGATGCGCTGACATTAAGATCGTTGAGGATATGTCTGAATTCCAAGACGGTGAGATCGGCGAAGAAATTTCTTTAGAAGATACTGTGTCTGTTTTAACACATTATATCGACTCAGTGACGACTGATGTTGATAAAGACCAGATCAAATCATTCATGCAAGGTTTATATACCGAAGCAGTTAATATCGAGGTTGTTTAATGATCGTATTCAAGTCTGTCCAATGGAAGAACTTTCTATCCACTGGAAGCGCACCAAACAAAGTTTTATTGAACAAGTCACCAACCACTCTTATCATTGGTAAGAATGGCGAAGGTAAGTCTACTATCCTAGACGCATTGTGCTTTGGTTTGTTTGGCAAGCCTTTCCGTAACATCAACAAAGGTCAGTTGGTAAACTCTATCAACGGTAAGGCATGTGTTGTTGAGATTGAATTCTCTATCGGTAAGAAAGAATACAAAATCATCCGTGGCATCAAACCAAACGTCTTTGAAATTTGGTGCGATAACGAGATGATGAATCAAGACGCTGCAAGTCGTGATTACCAGAAGGTTCTTGAGCAACAGATTCTACGATTGAACTACAAGACGTTCACTCAAGTTGTTATCTTGGGGTCAGCTTCTTTTGTTCCATTCATGCAGTTATCTTCTGCTCAACGCCGTGAAGTTATCGAAGACATCCTTGACATTCGTATCTTCTCCACAATGAATACGATTTTGAAAGAAAAAGCTAATGAGACTAAGGACACTATCAAGAGGATTGAGGGGGAGATTACAATGGCGAAGACTAAAGTGGATGGACAATCGCTTCTCATTAAAACTCTTACAGATGCCAAGTCAGAAGCTATTGAAACTCTACTATCTAAAATCAAAGATAATAACTCAGAAATACAGCGAAGCGAAAGTGCGGTGGCTCAAGCACTTGATGAGATTACCGCACTCCAATCACGATCTGCGAAAAAGAGTGAGCTTGATAACGACATTGAAAGAGCGAAGGGGTTCAAGTCCAAGGTTGTTGCCAAGGTTGAACACTGTACTCATCATGCCGAATTCTTCAATGAGAACGAGGTTTGCCCGTCCTGCTCACAGGACATTCCAGATTCCCATAAAGAAGCGTTACTAAAAGAGTTGAACGATAAGATTGATGCTGAGAATGCTCGAATGGATGACTTAGATAAAGTTCTCACTAAGCTGAACACTCAGTTGTCTGACATCAATGAGATCCTAAAAGAAATCACTGATAAGAACATCACTATCTCTACGTACAATACTCAAATCAGTATGCTGAATAAACTCAATGCTTCTATGCAAGTAGAGATTGAAGCAGCAAAGGCTGACACAACAAACGTTGATGAAGAAAAGCGTAAGTTGAAAGAGTTGGCTCAAGAAGCAATGAATAAAATCAATTCCAAGACCCAACTTCAAGAACAACGCAACATCGAAGAAGTTGCTGCTATTCTACTAAAGGATACTGGTATCAAGACTGCAATCATTCGTGAGTATCTACCTGCGATGAATAAGTTGATTAATAAGTACCTGACTGCGATGGATGCGTATATCCACTTCGAGCTAGATGAATCATTTAATGAAATTGTTAAGTCACGACACCGTGATGATTTCACTTATGCGTCATTCTCTGAAGGTGAGAAGATGCGTATTGACTTATCGATTCTGTTCACATGGCGTCAGATCGCTAAGATGAAAAACTCAGTAAACACCAACCTGTTATTGCTTGATGAGATTTTCGACTCTTCCCTCGACACAGCTGGTACTGATTATTTCTTGAACCTGATGAATGGCTTTGGTGAAAACACTAACATCTTTGTCATCTCTCACAAAGGTGATCAACTGTTTGACAAGTTCAGAAGCGTGATCAAGTTCGAGAAGCGAAACGACTTTAGTGTAATCGCTACAAACTAAAGGTTTACTTTTAGGAAAGACCTCACCAAGTGTGGGGTTTTGTTCATTTAGTTCTTGTCTTTTTATCATGTCTGATGTATAATTCATCTATTGAATGGGAGAACACTATGTGGAAAGACTTTAACGACTTTGAACTTGCAAGCCTAGCATTTGACTATGGGTTCAAAGATGATGTAGAATTCGATCTACTGAATGAAGGATTCAGGCTAGTGGATCGTGGATCCCTTGAACAGATCCTAACTGATTATGAGATGGCGCAAGCCTTTGAGGTTTAATAATGGAAATTCAAGCAAGTGACTTGTCAGCACGACTGCTGGCTACAGAAAACCTGAACGTGGTTCGTGCCCGTGCCCGTACTGCATCGTTCGATATTAAGAATCGTGTGCTGACGATCCCAGTCTGGAAAGATATGACTCCAGAGATTGAGGATATGCTCATTGGTCACGAAGTGGGTCACGCCTTGTACACAGGCGAAGAGTACCTAAAACCTATCCAAGAAAATAAAAGCATGATGTCTTATCTCAACGTACTGGAAGATGTGCGTATTGAGAAGATGATCAAGCGTAAGTATCCAGGTCTGCGTAAGCGCATGAACGAAGGCTACAAACAACTTAATGAACGTGACTTCTTTGGCGTGAAACAAGTCCAAGACTTTGACCAATTGTTGCTCATCGACAAAATCAACTTGTACTTTAAAGCTGGTTTCCAGTGCGGTGTCACATTCGATCCAGATGAGAAGCCATTCGTGAATCGTGCTGAGAAGACTGAGACCATCGATGAACTCATCGAGTTGGCCAAAGACATCTATGCATACTCAAAGGCTAAAGCTGAAGAAGAAGCCCAGCAAGCTGCCAAAGAACGTGCCGACGAAGGTGATGCCGACGACGAAACCACGGACACTGATGAGACTGGGATCCAGATTCTGATGAAGATATGGAAGATGAAGATCGTGGTGCTGGCAAAGAGCAGAAGAAGGGTACTGCACCTAAACAGAAAGATGTGACTGACGAAGACTTGGAGTCTAAGACAGAACGTTCTTTCCAAGATAAGTTGCAAGACTTGGCTGATACAGATACCCAATACTTCTATCACAAGATTGATGATGCTTACGTCAACGATCCCGTCATACCGTTCAAACGTATTCTCAAAGAGACTAGCGAAAAGACTGGTCTTGCATGGTACGATAAAGAGACTTTGGAAAAACGTCCAGACTATATCGAACAACAAAAGAAAATCGACGCTGGTTTCGAGAAGTTCAAAGCTGATTCTCAACGTGCTGTGAATTACTTGGTCAAAGAATTTGAGATGCGTAAGTCTGCTCAGATGTACAAACGTGCTCAGATCTCCAAGTCTGGTTCTTTGGATATGAAGAAAATCTACGCATACAAACTGCAAGACGATCTGTTCAAGCGTGTGACTGTTCTGCCACAAGGTAAGAACCATGGTATGGTTTTCTTGTTGGACTGGTCAGGTTCTATGAGTGGTGTTATGGAAGACACATTGAAGCAAGTTATCAACTTGGCAATGTTCTGTAACCGCACACAGATTCCATATCGTGTATTAGCGTTCACCTCTCAATACAATGAGCGTGACTATGATCATCGCTACTACGACAAACAACGTGAAATTCATAGTGCTCGTGCAAATTCTGATGATTCATATCTGTCGAATGCTACTACCACTATGCACTTGTTGGAGATTTTCTCTAACCGTATGACTAACTCTGAGTTTAATACGATGTGTAAACGTGTGTTAGATCATAAGTTCTTCTGGAACAAAGGCTACTCCATGGGTGGCACTCCATTGAATGAAGCACTTGGTTGGATCTATCACAATCTTGGTGATTACATCAAGAACAACAACATCGAAAAGATGACATTGATTACTCTTACCGATGGCGAGGGTGGTGCAATGCAATCTCATAAGATGGGCAATCTGCACGAAGTTCGTAATGAGTATGTTGGTTCAACATACAAACGTGTCAAGCAGAAACATTACATCCGTGACGATCGTACTCAAAAGACTTATGAGATCAATCGAACATCTAACAAACAGACAGAGGTTCTGTTGCGTATGATCAAAGATCGCCATGACATCGTTGTGCTTGGTTTCTACGTTACACGTAATGCTCGTCGTGATTTGGAATGGGTTATCAATTCCAACCTGCCAGAATTTACTGGCAGTAAAGACTTATTGGTTGATACATGGCGCAAGGAATTCAAGACTGATGGCTTTGCTTCGGTAAAGAACACTGGTCGTGATGAACTTTTTATCATCCCCCAAGAATCTACCAAGATTGAAGAGGGTGAGTTAACAGTCAATGGTGATGCAAACGCTAAAGCCATTGCAAGAAACTTCAGCAAATTCTTGAACGTTAAGAAGACTAGTCGGGTTCTCCTGAACCGATTCATCGGCTACGTTGCGTAAGTTGTTGATTTTACAGGGAAAAATAAACCCCTACAAAGTGTAGGGTTTTCCAAGAAAAGTGTTGACATTTATTCCCGTTTATGGAATAATACATTATATTGAGTGGTTAGGTTTATTATGGAGAATGTGATGGCAAAGACCGATGTGGCGTTTCGTGAGACTTTTGAGGCTAAGATGCATGCAATGTATCCTGACGTGCAAACGAAGGGTGTTGTGAGTCGTCCCCAGCTAATGGAAGTTATGGCTAAACTCAAAACAGAGAAGTTTCCTCTCTGGCTTATGAAGACTAAGGCTGGTCGTGGCTTGTATGCCATCGATGGTAATGCTGCAGTCGCAGTGCAAACTGAAGACGTGAAAGAATCATTCCAAGTGGACTTGACAAATACAGACTCGCTCATCCCAAAGAAGGATGCAAACTTTGTGCCATTCGGCAACTACACTGACTTGGAAAACATCATCAAGTCCAAAATCTTCTATCCAGCTTACATCAGTGGTCCAACTGGTAATGGTAAGTCTACGATGATTGAACAAATTTGTGCCAAGCACAAGCGTCCACTAATTCGTGTTAACTTGAACATGATGACCGATGAAGAACAACTCATCGGTACCAAGACTCTGGAAGATGGCAACGTGTCCATCGTAGAAGGTCCAGTGCTCATTGCCATGCGCAATGGTACGACTCTGTTACTTGACGAAATTGATGCTGGCTCTGCCAACACTCTGTTGTGCTTACAGCCAATTCTTGAGGGTAAGCCATATTACTTCAAGTTGAAGAATGAGATGATCGTTCCAGCAGAAGGTTTCAACATCTTTGCCACTGCCAACACTAAGGGTAAAGGCTCAGACGATGGTCGATACATCGGTACCAACGTTCTGAACGAAGCATTCTTGGAGCGTTTCGCTGTAACTTTCGAACAGGATTATCCTTCTGCCAAAATCGAGCAGAAGATTATCGAGAATCTGATGGTTTCCTATGGTTGTGAAGACCAGGAATTCGCAGAGACATTGGTAAAGTGGGCTGACGCTATCCGTCGTACCTTTGCCGATGGTGGTGTGGATGAAACCATTACGACTCGTCGTATGATCCACATTGTACGTGCTTACGCTATCTTTAAGAAGCGTGAGAAGGCTGTAGAACTGTGTTGCAATCGTTTCGACTCTGCAACTAAAACAGCCTTTATCGACCTCTACGACAAGGTTGCAAGCCCTGCCCCAGAGGTTGTCGAGCCTGTCCTCCCTACTGCTACAAACCCAACGGACGAGATTCCCTTCTAATCTGTAGGGGATTACAAATAGTTGTTGACTTGTAATCCCCTTTGTAGTATACTAATGTCTTATCTTGAAAAATCTTTGTAAAAGGAAATATATTATGTTGAAATTCGCTGCTTTGTCCCTTGCTCAGAAACGTTTCGTTATGGCTGTTCTGGAAGCTAATCCCCAGTACAAGAAGTCTCCCGAAATCACTTTGAAAGAATGCGCCTCCATCTATTATGTCCTGCGTGAACAACGCACTGGCTCTAAAGGTGAGAAGATCGGTTATCCAAACTGGTTGTTCGCTGCAAACAAAGTTGAGCGTGGTTTGTACCAACTGCCTGTCCCAACTGTTGCTGAGGTATCTGCCTTCAACAAGGAAGTTGCTGACAAAGCCACACCTGCTGTGACTAAGGCTAAGGCTAAAGTTGCGAAACTTGCTAAGGCTAAGACTGTTAAGGTCAAGTCCACTCCAGCTGCAAAGGCTGTAGAGAAAGAGACTAAGTCTGACCTGAATCGTCTGCAGAATATCATCGATGAGTCTATGACTTACGATGACGAAACTGAAGATTTTAACGCTATTCTGCGTGAGAATGGTATCGAAGTCTAATTACAAATAGGTTACTTTTCTGCTGACAGAGGACGCCATCCCTCTGTTGGCATTTTTCGTTGATGGTTTATTATGGAGTTATTATATGTCTAAACAAGCTAAGCTGTTGAATCACCTGTCCACTGGTGCTGAACTTACTGCCAAGCAAATTGCAGGCTCATTTGGTTTGAAGAATCCACATCGTGCGATTCACCTGTTGCGCTCACAAGGTCATTGTGTTTATAGCAACGCTGCTAAATTGGCAGACGGCACAGAGACTACTAAGTACCGTATTGGTAAGCCAAGCAAGCGCATGGTCGCTGCTGCAAATGCTATCCTTGGTGCTTCTGCATTCTCTCGAGGCTAATTGAATCGGGGCTGGATTTCTCCAGCCCCATTCTTGGAGACATAATGGCTACACCTGACGAAGTTAAGAAATCACAAAAAGCCACCACTGGTGGTCGCAAATTTGATGGTGGTAAACTGCAATATGGTTTGCTGCCTCCACTCGCCCTAGCTGAAACTGTAAAGGTTCTCACATTTGGTGCAGAGAAGTATGAACCAGATAACTGGAAGCAAGTTCCAGATTCTAAGCGTCGTTATTTCGACGCAGCGCAACGTCATCTCTGGGCATACAAAGATAATGAAGAACTAGATCCCGAATCAGGTATTCACCACTTGGCGCACGCAATGTGTTGCTTAATGTTCTTGTATGAACACGATGTAAAATACTCAAAGGAATAATATGAGTCTGTGGTCTTGGGAAAAGAAAGAGGACGACCAGTCCTATAAACTGGCTACTGAAAATGTTAAACTCCAGCAAAGAGTTAATGAGTTAGATCATAAGATTAAACAATATCAAGAACGTCTTGAGGGTGACTTTGCTAAGGCTAGTTTTTCTGTCGACTGGAATGCGATGAATGTATTCTCGATCGAGCGCAACAATAATGGTCACGATGGTTACAAGACTATCCTAGGTTATATGTTATCTGAACCTTACACTACTAGCGATGGCTCTATTACATCTACAGATGTTGTTCGTGAGTGGACTCTGTACTGCTCACATCAAGAACACGAACGTCTTGTAGTTGAGTTCAACGAATACAGAGCATCAAAATAAATTTGGCTGGAAGAGCCGTTTGACGTATAATCATTTATACATAGTTATTATTACTTGGAGAAAATATGAAATTATCTAAAGAGACAGTTGCCCTAATTAAGAACTTTGCTGGTATCAATAGCAACCTTCTTTTGAAAGCTGGTAATCAGTTGTCCACAATCTCTGCACAAAAGAACGTCATGGCAGACGCTACTGTGACTGAGACATTCCCTGACTTTGGTATCTACGACTTGAATGAGTTCTTGGGTGCTATGTCTTTGTTTGAAGATCCAGAGTTGACCTTTAGCGACAAGTTCGTTAAAATCGAACAAGGTGGTTCAAGCATCAAGTATTTCGCTGCAGATGCTAGCGTGTTGACTGCTCCACAAAAAGCTATCACATTCCCATCCCATGAGATTGAGTTTACTGCAACTGCTGCTATGTTGAATATGATTCATCGTACTGCTTCTGTGTTGCGTGCTTCTGATGTTTCTATCATCGGTGACGGTTCCACAATGAGCGTTGTTGTTGGTGATAAGAAGAATACCACTGGTAACTCTTATAGCGCAAATGTTGGCACTACTGACAAGTCTTTCCGTGTGAACTTGAAAGTAGAAAACTTGAAGATGATTCCTAACGACTATACTGTTAGCATCTCAAGCAAGAAAATCTCTCGATTCAAAGCTGCAGGTGACTTGGTTTATTACGTAGCTGTTGAAGCAGATTCTTCATTTGAATTCTAATAAATATAATTACTTAACTATAAGGATTGTATGAAGAAGATTTTGGTATTGGGTGGAGGAACAGCTGGTCTGATTTCTGCCTTAGTAATGAAAAGAACTTTCCCAGAGTATAACATTACAGTTATAGAGTCTGACTCTATCGGTATCATTGGTGTTGGTGAGGGGTCTACTGAACATTGGAAAATGTTCATGGACTACTGTGATATTAATGCCCACATGCTCGTTAGAAAAACTGATGCTGCTCTTAAGAAGGGCATTAAGTTCGAGAATTGGAATGGAGATGGTAAAAGCTATTTCCACTCTTTGGGCGATCCATTCTATTCTGAATATGGTCAAGACACTGGACACAGACTTTTGTTTATCAAATCATTGATTGCCAATGGTATTAAAACTGAAGATGTTTTGGTGGATACCAATCTTGTGACCATGCAAGGTGGTATTAATAGCACAAACCAATACCACTTCAACACATTTAAACTAAACGAAGTTCTCCATGAGATTTGTTCTGAGCGAGGTGTGAATTTTATTCATACAACTATCTCTGACGTTTCAGTTAAAGAGAATGGTGACATCGAATCTCTAACAGATACTGCTGGCGTTACACACGAAGCTGATTTCTTTATTGATAGTAGTGGTATGAAAAGAATCATCTCCTCCAAACTTGGAGTGAAGTGGGTTTCTTATAAAAAGTATTTGCCGATGAATCATGCATTGGCATTCCCAACTCAAGATGTTTCTGACTTGAAACCGCACACTCTGTCTCGTGCTCTTTCTTCTGGTTGGAATTGGAGAATTTCTACACAAGGGAGATATGGTAATGGGTACGTGTTCTGTGATGATTTTATTGATTCTACTAAAGCCCATGCTGAAGTTCAGACAGTATATTCAGAAGAAGTTAAAGTAGCCAAAGACATTAAGTTTGATGCAGGACGTGTAGATAAATTTTGGGTTAACAATTGCGTTTCTATCGGATTGTCGGCTTCTTTTGTAGAACCACTAGAGGCTTCTAGTATTGGTAATTCTATTCTTCAGTCTATCGGTTTGGCTAGGATGTTTGGTTCTTGGGAGCTAGATCGTAAGATTTCAGAAAAGTATAACAGTAAATTTGTTTCTTGTTTTAATAATATCGTAGACTTCGTTCAGTTGCATTACATAACAAAACGTGATGATACTGAATTTTGGAGAGCACTACCATCAATGATGACCAAGACAGACTTCGTACAAGAACACTTGGAAACATTTAAGAAAACATTACCAAACCAGACATATTTTATGGATGAATATAATATGTTTAATGCACCAAACTGGGCGCAGGTTATGGATGGTCTTGGTCTTTATGATAAACAATATATCACTAAGACTCTGCATACTACATATGGAGATAAAGTTGTTCAAGAACAATTAAACAAGTATAATGAATACTTGGCTAATGTTCAACGAGGTGTTTACATTGAGCATAAAGTGTTATTGCAACAAAACAATATTGTGGTTAAATTCGACCAACAATAATTTTTAGGATATATTATGATTGATTCACGTGATAACCAGTTTTTGTGGGTAGAGAAATATCGTCCACAAACGATCGATGAGTGCGTCCTACCAGAAGCACTCAAGAAGACTTTTAAAGAGTACATTGATCAGGGTGAACTCCCACATTTTTTATTCGCAGGTACGGCAGGTATCGGTAAGACTACTGTAGCTAAAGCACTGTGTAACGAGATTGGTGCTGAGTATATTATCCTTAACGGTTCTGATACAGGTGGTCACATCGACACACTTCGCACCCAGATTAAGGGATTCGCTTCTACAGTTTCCTTAACGGATGCTAAGAAGATTGTTATCCTCGATGAGGCTGATTATCTTCAAGCCAACTCTACTCAACCAGCACTTCGTGCGTTCATGGAAGAGTATAGTGCTAACTGTCGTTTTATCTTCACGTGTAACTATAAGAACAAGATTATCGAACCGCTGCACTCTCGTTGTGCTGTTATAGAATTCAAGATTGAGAATAAAGACAAGCAGCAACTTGCTGGCACATTCTTCAAACGTGCTACTCAGATCTTGAAACAAGAAGGTATTGAGTTTGATCCTAAAGTTGTAGCTGAACTGGTGACTAAACACTTTCCAGACTGGCGTCGAGTATTGAATGAACTTCAACGCTATTCTGTTTCTGGTAAGATTGACTCTGGTATCTTAGTTAATCTTGGAGAAGAAACCTATAAAGAATTAGTCAAGCACCTGAAAGATAAAAATTACGCTGAGGTTCGTAAGTGGGTTGGAAAGAACTCAGATGCTGATACTGTTGCATTGTTTCGTGAGTTGTATGACAATTCTGCCACAACAATGGAAGCTGGGTCTATCCCATCTCTAGTTTTGGTTCTAGCTGATTATCAGTATAAGGCAGCATTCGTCGCTGATCATGAACTAAATATCATGGCAGCGTTGACTGAGATTATGATGCAATGTAAATTTAAGTGAGGATGATATGGAAGATTTTTTGTCTTTTGGCGTATTTGCTTTAGGGTTTATTTTAGGTTGGATCCTTCGAGAGGAACTTGCTAAACGTCGAGTTGATAAACTATTGGCAGAACTCGAGGGTGATATTGAAGAGAAATCTGATGCTATTCGTAAGAATACTATTCCTATTAAAATTGAGATACATAATGGTGCATATTATGTATTTAATACGGACACTGATGAATTCATGGCGCAAGGTAAAACTCGTCCAGAATTAGAAATCGAACTTGCTAAACGCCACCCAGAAAAGCGATTCATCGCTACACCAGATAATTTAAAAGAGGTAGGATTTTAATGAACACCATATACGAAACAGAAGAACGTAGTGCTAATATCGAACAGCAAGCTACCAAAGATTATATGGTAGAGTTCGCCGATAAAGAAACTTGCCAGTCTCAATTTGAAACATTCCATACACTTGAACAAGCACAAGACTCTGCCAAGCGTTGGTTGATTCATGCTTACACCCCACTGTAATATGAGCCCATTTGATTATGTGAAAGCTATCAATGAAACCAAAGTTGATTTACTATCAGGAGATCCAGAAGCAGTTAAAGATTATAACAAGGTAAAGTTCATTGTGAACCGAGCCTTGGGATATTTCCCCGATACAGTTATGCAAGCTAATCAGATGAATCAACATTCTGATATTCCTGCAGACTGGCAATTTTCTTTTTTCCTAAATACTATTTCGAAGAAACGACGTTTCAGTAAATGGGCAAAAGCCGACGCTGAATCCGCTTCTTTAGAACTCGTAAAAGAGTACTATGGGTATTCAAGCGAAAGGGCGAAAGAGGCACTCAGTGTCCTTTCCGATGAACACTTGATTATGATAAAAGAAAAATTATTCAAAGGTGGAAAATCATGACTGTTGAAGTGATTTATTACGACTGGACTCCTGAGTCCATGCTCGAGGTGACGTTGCCAGAACCAGATGCATTTCTAAAGGTTCGTGAAACTCTAACCCGTATCGGGATTGCCTCAAGAAAAGAACAAAAGCTATATCAATCTTGCCATATTTTACATAAACAAGGTCGATACTTCATCGTGCACTTCAAGGAATTGTTTGCACTCGATGGTAAAGAATCGAATATTACCGCAGGTGATATCGAGAGACGCAATGCTATTGCTAGTTTGCTACAGGACTGGGATCTGTTAAAGATCCTAAATACTACGCAAGCTGAACAAAAGGCTTCGCTGTCTCAAATTAAGGTGGTCTCTTACAAAGAAAAAGACCAGTGGGAATTAGTTCCAAAATACAACATAGGAAAAAAAGCAAAATGATTAAACTTGAATTGACTGTAGATGAAGTAAACGTTATTCTTCGTTCTTTGGGTAAGCACCCGTTTGATGAGATCGCCCAATTGATCGTTAAGATCAAACAACAAGGTGATCCACAAGCTGTTGCTGCATCCGCAGAAGCTACTGCTGAAACACCAGCAGCCTAACCAAACCCACCTTAGGGCTGTTGTCGTCTACGGTATAGGCGTCCGTGCAATTGAACTGACATACGTAATTGTCGCCAGATAAAGTAACTGGCACTGTCTTGCCTTCGGGGAGACACTTTTATCACTAACTCGCTTAATAGGAGAAACTCGAATGCCAAAACCATTCACACCATCATTTTTTAGTCAAGACACTTTCAAGGACTTCGATAAGTTCTTCGTAGGTTTCGATGAACAGTTCGAGAAAATGCAAGCATTGCATGACGACTTGACAAAGAACATCCCAAACTACCCACCATTTAACGTTCGCAAGAATGGCAATACCTACACAATCGAAATTGCTGTGGCAGGTTTCGCACAAAACGAAATCGACGTCACCATCGATGGCGGTAAGCTAATCGTTAAGGGTAATGTAGAGTCTAAAGAAGCTGAAGATAACTTCTTGTTCAAAGGTATTTCCAACCGTGCATTTACACGTGCTTGGGCTATTGGTGATCAGTATGAAGTTAAAGATGCTGAAATTTTCAACGGTATGTTGAAAATCGCTCTCGATAAATTAGTACCAGAAGTTCCAAAGGCTAAGAAGGTTCCAGTTAAAACTGGTTCTGGAAAACAGTTCCTACAGGAAGGTGAATAATGTTAGAAGTACTAAAACAATTTTTCGTTTATGTATTTCGTGACCGTTCCCAAACTCTGGAACAATACATTCTTTCTCAAAATCCACAAAACCAAATGCATGTCGAACAACTTGAGCGACAGTATTATGCTAGAGTGGCAAGAAATCGAATGATCTAATCAATGGGGCGTAAGCCCCATATTCAATTATGATCCCAAGAAAATTAACCCAATTAGATCGAGATGCTATAGTAGCACATTTAACTTCTCTTGAAGGAGAAGACCGTCGCTTACGTTTCGGTGCCATGGTTTCTGATAACTTCATCGAGCACTACGTACATTCTTCTTTCAACGACCAGTCAAAATGGTTTGGGTGCGAAGACGCTGAAGGTAATATTATTGCAGCTTGTCATGCGGCAGTTGTGAAAGATGACGCTGAACTTGGTTGTTCTGTCAATAAAGAATATCGTGGTCATGGATTAGCGCAAGATATGTTTGATCGTGCCGTGACTTGGTTACGCACACAAGGTATTAAAGAAGTATTCATGCACTGTCTTACTGAGAACCAAGTCATGAGACATATCGCTCGAAAGAATGATATGACAATCGTTAGTGAGTATGGTGAGTCAGATGCTATTGTTGGTATTCAACCAGCAACTACAGCGACTGTGATGAAAGATGCTTATTTAGATAGAATTGCGTTTTATGATATGTTAATAAAAACAAATTATAATGCGTTCGACTTCTACTGGAGACGCAACAATACCTAAATAATTAGGTATGAAAGCAAGACTCTCTCCCAACCTAATTTCATTTGTCACGGTTCTTCGTGGCAATTGGATACTCAAGGTATCTGTTTTTAAAAACAAACAGATTATGGTAGTGAGTCGACACTGTTTTGATATGGACAGGACGAATGTGAATTTCTTCATGGACCAAAATCTTGCAGCAGATTTTATTGAACAACTTGTTATAGAGGAATGATATGGGAATTAAAGTATTTAAATTGATTAGTGGTGAAGAACTTATCGGCAGTATAACTGCTGGATCAGATGCTGGTTACTTTGTTGAAGGTGCTGCTACTATTATGCTCCAACAAACCGAAAATGGTATTGGAGTTGGTCTTGCACCTTACATGCCATACGTTGAAGGTGATAAAGTTTACATCTATAAACACGCTATCGCCTCCGAAGGTGAGCCAGCCGTGGCCATGAGAAACGAATACAGCCGTATGTTCGGTTCTGGTATCGAGATCGCTCCTGCCAGCGCCCTCTACACAGGCTAAAGCCTACCTGCTAGCCCTCTATTCTAGAGGCTTCTAGCTCCCCAAACCCCCTGTAGAATCAACACCTTACAATCCCCTGCGGGTTGTAGGGTCATTGCATTTAGTTGTTGTCTTAGGTTCCTATCTGGTGTATAATAACTACAGTTGATTAGGAGAACAGAATGGGTTTCGAAAAGATTGTGCTGAATGAGATCGATGGCTACTTGGAATCTGGCGAGTGTGCCCAGTTTGTTGGTGGTTCTTTGTTTGTGACTTGTTCACCAAAGACTGCCTCTGAGATCGAAACTGTCTTGACCGATATGAATTTTGGTGGTATAATTGTTACTCCCATCGGTGCTCCTGCCCGTGAATTTGCTTACGACTTCGTTTAATAAAGGGTATATCATGTTTACAGTAAAATCAAAAGCTGAGTTGCGTGCTGAAACTGAAAAGCAGATGAAGGCTTTTCTCAAACATGGTGGTCACGTCCAAGTCATTGAGACTAAAAAGAAGGCTCCATCTGGTGCTCGCACTTGGATGAAAAAATGAGAGCGTTACAGGAAACCACCAGTGATTGGAGCCATAAGGTTTCTAATCACATCTACTACGTCAATGATACTAGGACAAAGCTGGTTGCATTCTACAACGTGGACACCAAGACCACTAAGAAGTTTTCCAAGCCTCTGCCCTTCTATACAAAATACAGAACCTTCAAAGAGTTAAAATGAACATCAATCAATTCCTAGACGGCATCGCCGCAAATGCATCTCGTAACTTCAAACTCGAACAGTTGGAAGCCAACAAAGACAATGAACTCTTGCGTGAAGTTATTCGTCTAGCATTGTGTCCATTCACTCAGTTCTACATTCGTAAGATTCCTGCTTACACCCCTAACGCTACTAGCCATGCAGCATCGCTAGCATCAATTCTCCCAGCCCTATACGACCTAAAAGAACGAATCGTTACTGGTAATGCCGCCATTGATCACCTAAAGTCAATGCTGGAAGCTGTATCACCCGATGATGCTAAGGTTTTGGAGCGAATCATCCAGAAAGATCTACGTGCTGGTTTCTCAGCATCAACCTCCAACAAAGTTTGGATGGGCTTGGTGCACGAGTATCCTGTTATGCTCTGCTCACCGTTCGAGCAAAAGTTGGTGGACAAAATCAAATGGCCATCCACAGTCCAACTGAAGATGGATGGTATGCGATTCAACGCCATCGTTCGTGATGGTAAGTGCGAATTCCGCTCACGCAACGGCAAAGAAATTCAACTGCTGGGTAATCTTGAACAAGACTTCATTGATATGGCTGGAGTTGTGGACTGCGTATTCGATGGTGAACTCTTGGTCATGGAAGGTGACAAGATTTTAGATCGTCAGACTGGTAACGGTATCTTAAACAAAGCCAACAAGGGTACAATCTCCAAAGCCGATGCTGCAAAAGTTCGTGCCACTGTCTGGGACATTATCCCTTACGTATTGTTTGAGGCTGGTTACTGTGCCACTCCATACTCTCAACGTATCGATACACTGGCTAATCTGCTGGCGACTCATGAGCCTGAGAAAGTTTACTTGGTACAAAAGACCACAGTAGAAAATATCGAAGAAGCCAATGTTATCTTCGAGCGTTACCTTTCCATGGGTCAAGAAGGTATCATCCTGAAAGACTTGAGTGGTGTCTGGGAAGACAAACGTTCCAAGACCCAGATCAAATTCAAGGGCGAGTTAGAATGTGACTTGCGTATCGTTGGCATCGAAGAAGGTACTGGCAAGTATGCAGGAATGCTTGGTGCAATTCTCTGTGAGTCTGCTGATGGTGTGATTAAAGTTCGAGTTGGCTCTGGCTTCTCTGACGAACAACGCAAGAATCTCGGCGAGAATATAGTTGACAAAATCGCCGCTATCAAGTATAATACTAGAATCAAGAACAAAGCTGGAGAAGAATCTCTGTTCCTGCCTATCATTCTCGAGATTCGTGATGACAAAGAAGTTGCGGACTCCTCTAAGGACATTAAATGAAAGTTGTAATCAATAAATGCTTCGGTGGTTTCGGTTTGAGCCACGAAGCCATTCTGAAGTATGCTGCAGCAGCTGGCATTGCTATGGTTGTTGTGGATAAGAATCCAGAAAGTAAGTGGCTTCGTTATGAATACTACAAGGATAGTATCGCAGACGAAAACTTCTGGAGTGAGTATCAGATCGATCGCACTGATCCAGCTCTTGTAAAGGTTGTTGAGCAGATGGGCGAGGCGTCATGGGGTGATTGTGCTGAGTTGTCTGTAGTAGAAATTCCAGATGGTATTGAATGGCATCTGGGTGAATACGATGGTATTGAACACATCGCTGAAAATCATAGAACTTGGAGATAATAATGGATGAAATGAAAGAGTATGACGACTTCGCTAAGCGAATGGAAGAGAAGTATCCTGCCATGTTTGTTGGAGCATATGGTGGCTTTGCTATAGGTAAAGGTTGGTGGCACATCATTGAAACTCTTTGCTCCAACATCCAACACCACATTGATTGGGCTAACAGGAAAGAACAAGTTGTTGAACAAGTAGTTGTGGCTCAGATCAAAGAAAAGTTCGGTGGTCTCCGTTTCTATTACGACGGTGGTGACGAGCAAGTTAGTGGTATGGTTCGTATGGCAGAAGCATGGGCTGATCAGTCTTGTGAGACCTGCGGTGATAAAGGCGAACGTCGTAGTGGTGGTTGGATTCGTACCCTGTGTGACAAACACGAAGCTGAAAGAAAACAAAATGTCTGATAAAGTATGGGTGATGGTGGATGCGATCTCCACCTTTCGTATGCGCTATGTGATTGAAGCGCCAGCTGATCATCCAGAGTATGCGCTTGATGATGTGACACTGGAAACTGCAAAAGAGTTTTCTCAAGAGTGGCTAGGTGAACAGATTGTATCACATCGAGTTGTCTCTGAAGAAGAAGCCCTTGCAGTTTGCGATGTAGACAATTCATATTTGAAATCGTGGTCAAAAGAAGATAAGATTAGGGTTCTGTTTACTAAAGAAGGTGAGTCCCGATAATGTTTATGTTCGACGTTGAAACACTTGGTGTAGAATCTAATGCTGTAGTTCTGTCTGCAGCATTAGTGTATTTCGACCCAGAAGAAAAACCTTCTTACCAGAAGATGCTTGATGGGGCTTGCTTTGTTAAGTTCAAAGCAAAGGAACAAGGAGAGATGGGTCGTACTGTAACCTTGTCCACTCTTGAGTGGTGGAAGACTCAACACGAGTATGTTCGTAAGGTTTCACTCGAGCCATCTGGTTACGACTTGACTGCCGTAGAAGGTATGAACGTCCTTTACGAATATATGAGCAAGCACCCCACCGCACAAAAGCAAACTATGTGGGCACGTGGTTCTCTTGATCAGTTGGTGATTGATTCATTGGCTACAAAATTAGGCATGGAGCCGTTGACAGGATACGCACAGTGGCGTGACGTTCGCACTGCAGTAGATATCTTGTACGGCACATCAAATGGTTACTGTGGTGTTGATCATCCAGACTTTGAACGAGCACAAGTTATTAAACACCATCCAGTTCATGATTGCGCATACGACGCAATGATGTTAATGTACGGAAAGAACTAATGGAATTTTATACATCAGCCCACGCATTTGGAGACAAGATCCTTGTGCGTGGTTACGAGAATGGACGACCATACAAACGTAAGATCGACTTCTCCCCAACTCTCTATGTCCCAGCAAAGAAACCCTCCAAGTGGCAAACACTGGAGGGTACGTTCGTTGATGAAGTCCAGCCTGGATCCATCAGAGAGACTCGTGACTTCATCAAACGTTACGAAGGCATCGAAGGGTTTCCAGTCTATGGACAGACCAACTACGCCTATCAATATCTCAGCGACACTTACGATACCCTTGTTAACTGGGACATGGATCTATTCAAGATCTTTACCATCGACATTGAGACCAAGACTGAGTCTGGATTCCCAGATATCAAAACTGCCAATGAAGAAGTGACGTTGATCACGATTAAAGATCTATTCACTAAGCGTATCATCACATTCGGTGTTGGTGCGTTCGTTCACAATCGTGACGATCTGGTTTACATCAACTGTGCAACAGAACAACAACTCCTTAAAGAGTTTATGATTTTCTGGCAGAATAATTATCCAGATGCTGTTACAGGATGGAACACTGACTTTTTCGACGTGCCTTATTTGGTTCGTCGTATCACTCGAGAACTTGGTGACTCTTTCGCTAACAAGATCAGCCCATGGGGTTATGTTAACGAGCGTAAGACTTTCATCAAAGGTAATGAAGAGATTCACTACGACATCGTAGGTATTGCTCAGCTAGACTACCTAGAACTGTACAAGAAGTATACTTACCAAAAGCAAGAGTCTTATCGTCTTGATTACATTGCTGAACAAGAACTCGGCGACCGAAAGAAAGAAAATCCAGGCGATTCATTCAAAGACTTCTACACAAACCATTGGCAACAATTCGTTGAATATAACATTCATGACGTAGAGTTGGTTGACCGAATGGACGACAAGATGCGTCTGCTTGAACTGCATCTAACGATGGCGTATCAAGCCAAGATCAATATGGAAGACGTTTACTCGCAGGTTCGTATGTGGGACTCTATCATCTATAACCATCTTCGTGCCAAGGGTATCGTGATTCCAGCGAAGGCGTTCTCTGGTAAAGATGCGCAGTTCGAAGGTGCGTTCGTCAAGGATCCGCTGATTGGTCTTCACAAGTGGGTTGCTTCATTTGACTTGAACTCACTGTACCCTCACTTGATTATGCAATACAACATCTCACCAGAGACTTTGACTTCAGAGAAACTCCAAGTGTCTGTTGATAAGCTGCTCACCAAAGAAGCCGATACTAGCTACGCACACAAGCGAGATCTAACTGTAACTGCCAACGGCTGGTGCTATCGTAAAGACATCAAAGGCTTCATGCCCGAGTTGATGGAGAAGATGTACAAAGATCGTTCCAAGTTTAAGAAGCAGATGCTTGGAGTTGAACAAGAGTATCAGAACGACAAGACAAAGGTTCATCTCCTGAAAGAGATTAGCCGACTGAACAACTTGCAGATGGCAATGAAGATTGCCCTAAACTCTGCTTACGGTGCGATGGGTAATCAGTATTTCCGATACTTCGATATCCGTATGGCTGAAGGTATTACCACATCTGGTCAGTTGTCCATTCGTTGGATGGCTAACAAGATCAATGCTTACATGAACAAGGTCATGAAGACCGAAGGTAAAGATTACATCGTTGCCATCGACACTGACTCAATCTACCTGACTCTCGAGAATCTGGTTGAACATACTTGCTCTGGTAAGACTACCGAACAAAAGATCAAGTACATGGACAAAGTCTGTGAAGAGATTTTCCAACCGTTCATTGATACTGGTTATCAGGAATTGGCTCAGTACATGAATGCATATTCTCAGAAGATGGTTATGAAGCGAGAAGTTCTTGCCGACAAAGCTATCTGGACTGCGAAGAAGCGATACATTATGAACGTCCATAACTCCGAAGGTGTGCAGTTTGCTAAGCCGAAGGTTAAGGTCATGGGTCTTGAGATGGTTAAGTCTTCAACCCCAGCCGTCATTCGTGATAAGCTGAAAGACTCTATTGATGTTATCCTACTGGGTGATGAGAAAGAACTGCATAAGTATGTGACTGAGTTCAAGAAAGAATTCGATCAGATGCCTCTGGCTGATGTAGCATTCCCTCGTGGTGTTAACGGTATGAAACAGTACGCTGGTTCTCCGATCTATTCTAAGGGTACTCCAATTCATGTTCGTGGTGCCCTGCTTTACAATCACTACATCAAGAAGCATGGTATCGATAAGAAGTACGCTGCGATTCGAGATGGTGATAAGATTAAGTTTGTGTATGTTCGTACACCCAACCCACTACAGGAAGACGTGATTGCGTTTAGCCAAGAACTACCAAAGGAGTTTGGATTGCATACATATATTGACTATGACAAACAATTTGAAAAGGTATTCTTGGATGCGCTACAAATTGTAATACAGCCATTGGGTTGGAAGACGCAAGAACAAAGTTCACTAGAGGACTTTTTCGGGTGATGTCTTGCAGTTATTGAAGTGCCATCTAAGCATTGCGTTTAGTTTACCTTCTTTACTGCAATGTGGACATTTTGTTATAACTTGCCCTTCTTTTAGGCTTAACTCTGTTATTAGAGGAGAATCTTCTGGAAGATAATAAGACTTTTTGCCGTCGTTATAATGTTTATGTTTTACTTTGTAACGATCTTTCATAGACTGTTTATGGGACTCGCTTTTAGGTTTTCTAAAATTAGTTTTCTTAGACTCTGGTAGTTTATATCCACCTTTGTTTTTGAACTTGTAGTCTCCATTTTGACAGTTTAGCCAGACCTCTGACTTAGCAGCATTAAGTTTAGATAAGACTTTAGTCTCCCATCTAACCGCTTCTTCTGCAGTTAAGAATGTCCTTCTTACCTGAGTTTGGAAGTTTTCTACTCCATATTTTTCGATTAGAGTATGAACTCTTTTAGATGATGTGAAGTATGAGTTCCAGAGTTGGTCTGGGTGGCAGTTTGATGAGTACCGAACACCATAGTAAACTTGGTTAGTTGGGATACACTTAATAAGGTAGGTAAATGGTTTCATATAAGTATATAGGAATTTAACCTTTTTGGATTACTATGAAGAACATTCGCATTATTAAAACAGGACTCAACGTGTTAAAGATTTTGGCACAGTTAGAGAAGCATCCAGAGGACTGGGGAGTTCAAACGAGAATGGATGGAGCTAAGTCCATGCTCACTTACGGATTCCCAGTTGTCCAAGCTGGTGTGCTGCAACTTGTAATGGGTGGTATAGAAAAGGTTGGAGACTACGTTGGAGATACAGAGATTTGTATTCCAACTACAGCTATCACACACCACACTGAAGTTATCGGCTTTGTCAAACGACACTTTAAGAAAGTCAGTCGTTGCGGTTTTCTTTCACTCCCAGTTGGTGGTGAAGTGGGACAGCATATTGACATTGGACAATACTACCAAACCAGAGATCGCTATCATCTGTCCATCCAAGGCAGATACATATACACAGTAGGCGATGAATCTGTTACGGTAGAACCTGGAACCTTGCTATGGTTCAATAATAAATTACCCCATGGAACTAAGAATATTGGTGATGAGGTAAGAGTTACATTTGTGTTTGATGTTCCCCAGAAATAATTGCTTTGCATGTGGGGATAGTGTATAATATATTTTTAGGAGATGAATATGAAAGTTTTTAAATTTTACGCTGAGTGGTGTGGTCCATGTAAAGGATTGTCCATGGTAGTTAAAGGTGCTGGTGATAAAGTCACAGTTCCAATCGAAGATGTGAATATTGATGAGAACATTATGCTCACTCAACAGTTCAAAGTTCGTTCTGTTCCAACTATGATTTTAGTTGATGCTCAAGAGAATGAAGTCAAACGTCACGTGGGTTTGATGAATGAAGAAGCTCTATTAGAGTGGTTGAAGTAATGCAAAACCCATTGAGGAATGTTATGAATAGTGTAAAGATGAATCGTTATGAGTTGCTGACGATCGTTAAACAAAACGCAACAAAGCATGTGGCTGATTATGATGAAGCTGTAGCAGATTATAAAGTTGGTGTGTTGAAGGTTGCCAAAGCTAATTTGAAGATCGCTAACACATCAGATCTGGAGAAGTTTACTTTCCATAAGATGCCACCAGCACCAGTAAATTATGCCGACAACTACAACCGAGCAATTCGTATGTTGGAATTGTCTGTGGAAGAAATCATCGAAGTCGAAGAACATATCTTTAATCAGTTGGTACTCGATGAGTGGGGTTGGAAACAACAATTCGTGGCGCAGTCTAGCCTGTATAAATCTCTGTAAGGATAACAATGAGCATTCTAGATAAAATCAAGAAGAACACTACCATCAAGGACTCTGCTGTCCTTAATGTATCTAAGTTCTTCACCAAGAAGGATATGATTCCTACTTCTATCCCAATCATCAACGTTGCCTTGTCTGGTCGTCTTGATGGCGGTCTCACTCCAGGTCTTACAATGTGGGCTGGTCCATCGAAACACTTTAAGACTGCATTCAGTTTGCTGATGGCTAAGTCTTACCTTGACAAATACCCAGACGCTGCCTTGTTGTTCTATGACTCTGAATTCGGTACTCCACAGTCTTACTTTGATTCCTTTGGTATTGATACTAATCGTGTTCTGCATACACCTATCACTGACGTAGAACAACTGAAGTTCGACATCATGCAACAGCTTCAGAACGTAGATCGTGGAGATCGTCTGATGATTGTTATTGACTCAATTGGTAACTTGGCTTCTAAGAAAGAAGTTGATGATGCCTTGGATGGTAAGTCTGTTGCCGATATGTCTCGTGCCAAGCAGATGAAGTCTCTGTTCCGTATGGTCACACCTCACTTGTCTATCAAAGACATCCCTATGGTTGTAGTGAACCATACATATAAAGAGATCGGTTTGTATCCGAAAGATATCGTTGGTGGTGGTACTGGTTCATACTACTCTGCCGACAACATCTTTATTCTCGGTCGTCAGCAAGAAAAAGAAGGTACTGAAGTAATCGGTTACAACTTCATTATCAACGTGGAAAAATCTCGTTATGTTAAAGAAAAATCTAAGATCCCTGTCAGTGTATCTTTCGATGGTGGTATTAGCAAGTGGTCTGGTCTACTTGATGTTGCACTCGAATCAGGACACGTTATCAAGCCTAGCAATGGTTGGTATTCGCAAGTAAACCAAGAGACTGGTGTTGTTGAAGACAAGAAGTATCGTCTCAAGGATACTGATACCAAAGAGTTCTGGATGCCACTGTTGACTCAGAAGTCGTTCTATGATTACATCAAGAACAAATACTCTATGGGTCAGTCTGATATGATTCAGTCTGATGCATTGGACAAGACTCTAGAGGAATTAGAATTCGATGAGTAATCATTTAGCTAAACCACCATTCATTGTTCTTGAGAACAGCAAGACTGGACAAGAACGATTGAAATTGACAGAAGGTGATTACTCAGGTATAATCTTCTCTTACGGTGCGGTTCGCTTTGATGAACAGGTTGACACTTGTAAAATGCACTTCGAGTATGAGGTGCATGAAGATGCGGGTGTCACTTACATCAAAGAAGAACTAGAACAATATCTTGGTGACTTGTTGCAGTTCATCATTATGGACCAATTGCAGCAAAACAGTATTTCCTACACAGGCGGGGTTGATGAGATTAGAAC